GTCGGCCCAATACGCTGCGGACATCTTACCTTTTTTAATGTTAGCTGCATGGCGTGCCTTAAAAGACTTACGCCTGGCTGCATAAGAAGAAGATTCGCCTTTTTTCTTAGGAGATCCCTTAACACCCTGTTGTCCAAAACGAATGGTCTTAACTTTATCGCCAACTTTAGCAACAACTACATGTGACTTAGTTGGATGACCAGGAGTTCTTTTAGGCTGATTAAAGCCAGATACGCCAGCTCTAGCTAGCCTTGGATCTTTTTTCTGGGCCATTATTTCTTCCTTTTTTTCTTACGTTTTTTATATCCAGTTTTAACAACTGGTCCGTTAGATTTTTGATTATTAGTACCCATTCTTGGCCCACTAATATAGACAAACTTTTTTATAGCCATTTGTCAGCCTTTATTCTTTTTAATTTTCCTTTTACCCGGAACCGCTTCTGGTGGAGTAACTTTTAAATCTTGAAAATTAGGCTTGGCGTCAGCTAAAAGCTTGTAATAATTATTAATTGAGGATGTCTTCATCCCGAAACCTTTTTTGTCAGCCATAATAACACCTTTCAAAAACGCATTAATTATTATAGTAAGTGCACATAGCAAAAAAGAGAGGGTTGCCCCTCTCCATTTTGTTTGAAAGTCAGCTTTTTTTAGAAGGCGTTTTCTTTGCAGGTGTTTTCTTTGAAGGAGTCTTTTTTGATGTGGACCCCTTAGGTCTTCCAGGCTTTTTCTTGACAGCTGACTCAACCTTGCTGGGCACCGTGCTATCAATCACAGCCTCTTCTGAGACTACTTCACCTTTATCATCCAAGTCGTAGCCACCTTTTTTACCTTCTAAATTGGGACATGGTGTTTGACCTGGTTCTATGTGAGCTTCAGGTATTTTTTTAGGTATTTTTTTACCAAATAACTTTTTAATAAAATTCATGATTAACTTCCTTGTTGTGACTCTTTTATTAGTAAATATCTTTCTCCAGTTTCCTTAGAAACTAAACCAAAACCATATGCTGCCGCCTCTTCAACAGCTGCCTGCAAGGCCTCTTTATCTTCAAGGGAGACGTTTGACATGGGTAGAGTTATGCCTGCATACACATCTATATTTTCAAAGTTTCCTATATTAATTTTTCTATTGACGCCGCATATAAAAACTGGATTTGTTGATATGCTCATTTCGCTTGACAAAATCTGTACCACCTTTTCTATAGAATGATTGTCTGACTGCTCGAATGCTGATGGAACTATCTTAGGCATACACGCCTACCGAACTACGAACGAACTCAGACGTTAATGCCGCCTGGGTTTCAATGCTCTTGTCATCTGTATCCATAACTAAATCAGCCATGGAACAAACTTCATCCATTTGCAGCTCAGAGATATGATTTAATTGCTCATCAGTCATAAGCATTCCATCTCTTTGCATCATTCGGTCTCTCCTAACTTCTTCCGAAGCAGTATAGCATATCAGTATGCCATTTTCGTGATTTTTAATTGCCTCTGCCTCATTTAGCATTCTTACGTCGGATATTATTACCGACATTGGCAATGGCTCTACATCCTCCTGCAGAGATCTTACATATTCAAAGTGAATAGATCTAGCTTTATTTATGGCCCAATCAGCAAAACAGTCTATATATTGAGCACGACATAGGTCACCCGCTTTCTGCAAGAAGCTTCTAGGCTTAATTCCCTCCGGCTCTATAGGTAGGTCATATACATTTCTAACCAACTGAACCATTTCCTCGTATACAGGTACATTAGCTATCGGTGAGCCACCGAATAGATCATATAAAGTATCATGAATTCCATACATCTGTCTTGTCATAGCTCGAGACCCGCTAACCATCTTTCTAACAGATGCTAATTCATATAGCGGTAGCGCAAAATATATATGATCCCATACCATTCCATTCTCTGAATTTATTATTCTTGCTTTAGGAACTATCGCTTCTGCAGCCGAGGTTTTACCCGTTAAGGCTTTACCTGCAAGACCTACGACAATGGGTTTTTCTGGATTATATTTTATAATACTCATTATTTAGTTGCCTTTAATATACTTTCTCTTCTTTCTTCAAGTTGATCTAAGAACTGTTTAGCTAAACTGTCTGCTTCCCAAACAAAAGCCCTAGGTACTTGGACAACTCTAAATTTATATTCTTCCCTTATTTCCTCTATGGTCATCAGAAGTGGTACAAGTGCGCTATTTTTGCATCTCCATTTGCCATTAACCTGATTTGCTACAACAGCTGAATCTGTATAAATAATTGGATCAACCAGATCTGCCATAGAACATATTAGCAGACCAGCTATTACAGCCTCATACTCTGCCTCATTATTGGTTCTGGGACCTAAGCCTCTTGCAAACTGCGCAACCTTCTTCCTATTCCTATATACCACAACTCCACATGAAGCTTCTCCATACTTCTTTTGCCCTTGCCCCCTAGAGGCACCGTCGCAAAATACCTCTACGTTCATGTTATGTCTCTATCCAGTATTTGATATATGTCCAGTAGAATGTCTTGAACATCTGCTTTAAGAATCAGGTTGGCAGATATGTTGGAAAATTCCAATAATCTTTCATCTACATATTCCTTCATCTCAGATAATCTTATTATACATTCGTCAGTCAACATTAATTCCTGATCTAACACCATGATTTGTAACCATATCCTTAAAGTTTTTCATTTTTGATGGAGTATCTACTTGAAGAGTTCTATATAGATAATATCTTAGGCTGTTTAATTCTACCTGTAAAGGAAAATCTAGTGTAGATCTATTTTCTGAGTAAAACTCATCAGAAGTATTTACACTCTTATAATGCGCTATATACACAATAACTCCTAGTAGGTACTAAAATCTGAATCTAAATAGCTGCCTCTTTCCTCTCTGTGGGCAGCTATCTGCATCGATTGCATTTTATCCATTAGCTTTCTGGCTGATTCAGAGGCTATTCTTGCGGAGGTTTCTATTGACTCAGCTAGCTCAACTATAGCCTCGCAAGTAACAAAAGCGGCGTACTCCTCTTCAGCAGCGTTCATCGCTGTAGCTTCTCTCTCATCTTCATTCTTGCCGACTTTGTTTGCCTTATATTTCTTCTTGTAATTACCTTCTAATATCTTATACTGAGCTCTAGCTATGCCAGCAAACCTAGCTGCACGCCCATAAACGTTTGATGTCCTAGCAACTAAGGATGCTATTTGATCTATACCCAAATCTATCACATCAGTTTCTGGTATTTCAACAAAATATTTCATTTGCTGCTCAGCATCTGCATATGCCATTGTTATCTCATATAGTTGTGGGCCCAATATGCTATTTAAAGTTAGCCGTATGTCTTGCATGTATGTCAATTTTTTTTCTCCATTTTGATTAAGAATGCAAACTCGTTAAAATCGTCGTTCATAATAGCTTCCTTAATCTTACCTCTTATCTTCACTAGGTGCTCCCTAACTGTGTTTGGATGCTCGTTTATTCTAGCAGATATTTGACTAGATCTCATACCGTCTACATATCTCCACTTCAAAAGTTGCCTCTCTTGAACCGACAGGATATTGAAAGGTTCCATATTGTTTTCCCCCAAGACCCAGAATTCATCTATCTTATCCGCGTACAGCATTTGCTCCATACTGTATTCCACAGGGTCGGCTTTAAATCCTACTGTGTTTTCATCAGAATTTTCATCACTACCAGATTCATCTGCCAACAGAGGGAAGGTTTTCCTGCCCAACTGATCTATTAAAAAGGTATCAACATTTTTCTTTAGGAGATAAAAGAAATAACTGTACAAAAAACCACTAAAAGGAATTGGACCTTTTCTTTCGTACCTTTCTATACATTGAAAAAACGTCATATCAACAGTCTGCCTGATGTCCTCTTCGTCGCCATATCTTTTTGCCATGTAATTTATACCACGCATACATTCGTTAACGTTTTTTATTACATTTGAATTGAACTTCTGCTTCATCAAAGAAAATCTTGTTCCAGGATCTTTTATGAATAAAGATATAAACCTTCGAATATCGTAGTCATTAAGATTATACTTTCCGTGGTAAAGCATTGTAGAATACTTGGTGAGGAAATTATTAAAAACCTTTACCAACTCTTCTTGATCTTTTCCTGATCCAGTTTTTGCTCGCGCTATCAGGCTTTGCATCTCCTCTTCTTCTAGAGAATAATATTGTTCTTTATAACTTTTCTTTGGCTTCACTTTTTTCCTTCCCAATGTATAAGATACTCGGAGTAATTATCCCTTATATCTTCGTAGAAAATAATTTTGGGAACTTCTAAGTCACTCATAAAGTTTTTAGCATCTCTAGAATATTTACCTATAACGCAGGTAAGCTTAGTAAACTCTTCTGGATAATATCTTTTAAATCTTTTTAATTTTATCTTACTTTTATCGTCTAGATATCCTTTTATTTCTATCCAGTCTTCATTTCTTGGAAGAAAAAAATCTGGAGTGTAGGCTTTTGTTCCCCTTTTTATTGGAAAGGGGAAAACTGTAGGTTCAAAATCAAACTCAACCTTATACAGATTAAGCACGCGTGCAAAGTTTGCCTCCCAACTGGATCTAAAACTCATGCCTAGATCTTTTCTAACCCCAGTCTTTGTGTACCTGTAGGCGTTGCCGGATCCCCTTTGCCTAACCCCATCATTGTCGATGACTTCGGTTGCAATCGCTTTGTTTCTGATATTATTCATGTTGGGATGTTTTTTGAAGGAAGATTTTTCCAGAAAAAACTGTTTTGGCTCGACAAGGTTGAGTTCCATATGATATCCTTTACACTTGTAAACGTATGAGTACCTTATATTATACAACAGAAAATAAAAAAATACAAACACCTAAGAAAGAGGTACAAAAAATGAATACACTTAACCAACTCACCAACAGCATCGTTAACAAGATCAACGAGCAGACAATCAATGATCTAATATCAACTGGATTTGATCGTGAGCGAGCAGTTAAAGTTGTAACCGAGTTCGAAGACTTCGATCTCATTCAGGATTCAATTGACAACGAAGTTACTGACTTCTGATATTCATTACTAGAAATAGCGGGGAGTTGAGAAATCGGCTCCCCGCTATTTTTATGCCCTTTTACTGTTCCTAAATGCACCCGTAGCACATGCTCCAGATTTAGCATGATCGCAGAAGGAGCAAACCCTACCGTTTGATGTGGGTGTAAAGTTCTGATCATTTATAATATTATTCATAGAATTAACTAAGTTAACCTTAACTCTTTCTATGTCTTCTTTGGTGAAGAGGTGACCTTTTCTTCTTCCTGATCTAAGATAATACATTTCTGCGTATATCTCTTTTCCTGGAAATATCTCCTGAGCAGCTAGGGCGTATATTCCTAGCTGGAGACTATTTGGTATTTCTTTATTAGAAATCTCCCACTTACCAGTCTTATAATCTATAATTGAAACTCTATCGCCAGTGACATCTACTCTGTCTATGTAACCACGAACAACATAAGAGCCTATAATTAATTCAAATCCCATTTCTTTGGCGTATATGCTCAGCGGCATGCCGGAATTTGTATCGTAAAATTCATCTATAATGACATTACCAGCATCAAGGAGCTGCTCAGGTATAAGGCCTGTAGGATCCCACTTAGGTATAGTTTTAGTATACTCAGACTTAAGCTCTTCTAGATCCAGTTCCTTATTATTGTCCAGTGTATTCTCAAGAACTTCGTGAACTATATTTCCTAATACAGCTGCTGGTGCAAACTGCCTGGGCTCTTTTGATATGTAAGAATAAAAGTATTTTGCAGGACACATGTTATATGTGTCTATTCTAGAATAGGAAAAATCTACTAAAGATAATTTTTTAAATTCACTAATGTAATCTACGTTTAATATTTCTATTTTATTACTCCTAAGAACTACTCTTCATTTGGGTCATAGATTATGACTCCATTTTCATCAAATTCTCTGCCTATTTCATCTATTGTATGATTATTTTTAAAGTTCAAATAACAGCCTTGGCCGACAGGAATCCATCCTGTCTCACCAATTTCCATATGATCATCTTCCAATCTTGGCCACATAGTTTCTCCTATCTAATATCGTTTATCTTTTCGATATCTATATAGTAATTCAATAGAGTGCAAAGATCCTTGATCTCTTCTTCTGAGGCATAGAAGCCTACTATTCCATTTTGGATATATATCTTTTCAACCTCTTGGGTGGATTTATTGATATATTCTGTAATCTTAAAATTTCCCAAACTAATATCTAGTAGTTCATACATAGTTACTCCTCGTAAATTGTTATTGGATTCCAATTTGGATCATTCATTTTCTCTCTCATGTCTGCTACATAGGAATCCCAGTCTCTTTCGTCTTCAGACTTCTTCTGATACTTTACTTCACCGGCAAATGGATCACTTCTGAACTTAGTTATTATTACTCTGCCCTCTTGAGTTCTCCATCTCAATACCCCTTCTGTACACTGGCAGAAGTCATCTGGATGAGGATCTATTCTTCCAGAGGGATCGTATCTGCCACTACAATCTGCGCACTTTGCGTACTTACCTTTATCGCCACACCTATTGCAAGATGAACAAAATCTCCAGCAATCTTTTGTTGAAGGATTTTTATATGTGCCATTAGCTGCCATTATAACTCCAAACTAATAATGTCTTTTAAAGCCTGCTCCATCTTATATGAAACATTCGAATTAAACTTATAACTTACAATCCTATTATGCGAATTGCACTTAATATATACGGGTCTATCACCTTTTGCTGAATTAATTATATCATATATCTTTTCAATAATCTTAGGCGAAGGGTAATCGGTCATCTCTAATACTATAGACTTACCGCTCCTAAATAAAGATGAATCAAGCTGCTCAGAGGAAGAATAGAACATTTTGACCGGAGAAGCTTCTTCATCACCATCTTTTGTTAGGGTTCCAGAGAATATATATATAGAACCCTTTTTTAAGCTATCTTGATTTATTTTAGCTGCGTCTCGAGGAAAAATTATTATCTCTATATCAGAAGATATATCTTCAAGTATCAGCTTGTACATCTTCTGATTCTTTTTGGTCATGATAGTTTTTAGCTCTGTAATCATGCCGCCTATTCTGACATTTGATCCAACTGGATACTCAACTACATCAACTATTTCGGTATCTATCTTCGGCCTAATTACATCCCATATACCATAAACGGGATGATCAGTAACATAAATCCCAAGTTCATTTTTTTCTGACTCAAGAACATCTAATTCACAAAGTCTATTAACAGAGTCCTGGTCTTTATCATACAACTCATCAAAAGCCCCAGCCCTAACCAGATGCTCTAACGTAGACTTCTTAAGTATGAGAGGGTCACATCTTCTGAAAAAATCAAAAACATTAACAAAAGGATGAGCACTGTCTTGGCATCCGACAATAGACTCTGCTATTGACGCACCTATCCCATTAACTGCAGAGAAACCAAATATTATAGTAGATTCATCAACGACTTCAAAATCTATTTTTGATTTATTTATAGACGGAGCAAGGACTTTTATTCCCAACTTTCTGCAGTCAGACAAGTACAGTGCCTGCTTGTCTTTATTCCCAACGACAGAACTCATCAGAGCTGCCATATACTCTACGGTATAGTTTGACTTTAAATATGCTGTTATGTAACTAACCATAGCGTAACTTGCTGCGTGAGCCCTATTGAATCCATAGCCACCGAAATATTCTATATCTGAAAATATTTTATTAGACTTAGAATCATCTAGATCAGAGTACTTTTGACAGCCTTCGACAAACTTTGATCTCATCAATGGTATTTTATCCATCAACTTTTTACCAATTACTTTTCTTAAGTCATCGGCTTCAGCTGAAGTAAATCCCGCCAATTCTCTAGCAACACCAAGCACGTCTTCCTGGTACAGCATGATC